CGCTTTAAAAGGCGATGTCACGCACATCTCGGCGGTGCGTGAGTGCCACTGTCTGTAATAAATGACAGGGCATTCCTCAGTTGCTTCTCCTCGGATTGACCGTCCGAGGGGAGTCCGCCTGGTTTCGGGTGGTGAGACCTCTTGTTCCGAACGAACACGATAGCAAGGTGATGGACGACCAGGCGTCCACCATTGCCGAACTATCGGTTCAGTCCGGAGAAGTTGTCACACCAAACCAGGGGGGACTGGGACCTAATTTTGAGGTTCCGGCGGATCATGCAATGCTCTACGACTTGAATTATCCTCCCCTTCAAGCAACGGGGGGCGAGTCCTCTGATCTCCGGCACTCAGGTGCTGTTGAGATCGAGGATCGAGCCAACCCGCATCCTCCAGGGAAAGTTCGGAGGCGTCCCGCACGTAGGCGGGACGCCAAGGCCGCACTTCTAAGGAGGGTAGCTTGGGGCGAGGAGGTCATCAAAGTCATGAATATGACGGATCTGACGGATACGGCGAGAGTAGAAACCAGGGCTCTTCTTGAGAGATTCAGGAATCTCGCTGCTCATACTGGAGTCGAGGAGGCGTTGCGTTACATAAAGAAGTATGCTGGCATGTGTCGGTCCACGTGGATCCTCGAAAGGGGGTCCGACGACCAAGCTCAGCTGTCTTTCATGTCTCGTGCACTGCCTCCCGGTTCAGAGGAGCAAGCTCGAGACTCTCTTGGGGCTCACAGGGAGAATCTTACGCGTGAGTTTACGACGTCACCAGACTTACTTGCTCGGGCAACCGAGTTTAGCAAAGAATGGGCGACGAAGTATCTCGCTGGCGCGGACAGGATGCAGGCCCCCAGTCTGCCCTCATTGTCCTCCTGTATGGAGTTGACGGTGAGGAAAGGGGGTCAACTCGGATATGTGAAGTCACGCTGGGCAGAGATGCACCGAGATGCATGCGTGATTCTCACAGATCCTGAGTACGAGCATTTGCCCGACCAAGATCGATACGAGTTGGCGATGAGCGCATCTTTAATCATGTATGCGCGCGAGGACGTTCTCTCCCATGGGAAGGTCCTCGAGCACAGTGTGATTGCCCTCTACGAAGGAGGGCTTAAGATACGAGTCATTACCAAGAGTCCCGTGTCGTTCTGCGTATTGGGGCACACAGTTAGAAAGCGGATCCTAGCTGGACTGAAGAAGGATCCTCACAGCAAATCGACGCTGCAAGGCGTCGAGGATGATGATGTCATCGCTGGGTTTATCGGTGGGACGGGCGACTTTATGATCTCTACGGATCTTACGGCCGCCACCGACCTGTTTCCCAGGGACCTCAT